GAATAGCACCATACGCGCTAAGACTTATATCCCCAAACTCTTTGCCGCCTGTTGTTTGTAGTTTGACTTTTGTTTGCTTTGCTTCTTCATTTGAAATCACTCGATTTATTTTCTTTTTATCTTTTATAGCCAAAATCATTCACCTCTCATAACTTGATTATTTTTTCGTAACTCCTTTTCCCCAACCAAAGACACCTTTATTCTTGTAGTTATCAACCCACATTGAGTTGACATCAAGAGCATTACAAATCGCCTTCATATCATCGACTTCCAAGTCGTAATTTGCTGAATTGGATAACAAATCATTTTTTAATTCATCTTCTGTTATACTTCTGCTTTGAAGAAGTGGTTTTAGTCTGTTACGAATATAGCTTTGAACTGTTGATGATGAGCTATTATAAACACTATCTATTTTAGAATCGTAGTCTGTGCCTGAATCATCTTCACTTGAACCTGGGAAGTTTTCTATCGTGTAGCCCGTTTGGTTATAGTAGTTATATGCATCTACCACACCCGGCGTAATATTTCCGTTCGCTATTGCGTCATTCACTTCCGACAGTGATAAAGCTGGCTTTGAACTGCCTCCTGAAGAACTTCCACCTATTGCGCCATTCGTCTGCTTGTATGCATTTACAGCGTTATTCGTTGCTGATATATTTTCTGCTATTGTGTTCTTTGAGGCGTTGTTTGCAACGTCCATGTCATTCTTGGCACTTGCGTCATTAACACGAATTGTATTATCGGCTTGATTCGTATTAACACGAATTGTGTTATCAGCCTCAATACCTGGCATTCTTTCTTCGTGTTCGTAACCCATTTTTGCAAGGTCGGTGCTGTTTTTAATTTGTGCGTCAAACTGTCTTGCGTCCTCTGTTTGCGTATTCGGAACACCGTAATCACCATCATCGTATTGACCGTATTTACTGTAGTTGTTCCAAATTTTTACGCCCCTTGCAACTCTCGCCGCCTGTGCTGTCTGCGTATCACCTCTTGCGATAGCTTGTTCGATTACCTTTTTATAGTCAATATCTTCTATCGGATTGCCGTTATCATCAAAGAATGGATTTGAGGAATATTGCATACCTTTAGGAATTTGACCTGTAACTTGTGCTGTTGTTGCGCCACGTGATACTTTACCGTTAAGTACAGTTTCATTTCTTTGTACTTCGTTATTCTTTGCTGTTTCGTCTCTATTGAACGCATTATCGATTTGAACACCCATATCGGATAGGATTTTTCGTGCCTGTTCAATTTTTTGTGTTGAGTTCGCCGCATTTTGTACCTTTGCATTATACGCGTCCAATACATTCTGTTGTGCCTGTGAGTACAGCGCCGCTTGTTGTCGCATTGCGTTTGCGGCGCTGTAACTGTCAACATTACCGCCGTTTGAGGCTGTACCTAAAGCAAGCTGATTATTTCTTCCCTGTATAGCTGATAGATTATATTTACCAAGTATTGCTTTTGCCTCATCGGTAGAGAATGGATTTGTTTTAACCATATCCATATAATCTTTATAGTCTTGTCCGTATGTTTTCATCAAGTTATTATAATGGTCTAATAGATTACTTTGCTGTTGACCTACAAGGCTTGATGTGGTTTGACTTTTGCCTGTGTCTTGAACATAGTTTTTAAAAGCATTATCAAGCGTACTGTTATCCCAATAAGATACCCCATTTGAACCTACTGCCGACGGCTTACCTATGTTTTTACCGCCTAAGCTAACCTCACCTGTCGTATCGTTATATTGAAGCGCATTGTCTATATCGCTTTGACTTAAACCGTACTTTGAGCCTAAGCCGTAAAAATACGGTCTAATTGCACTTTTACCGCTCTGTGCAAAGTAGTCATTAACATACTTCTTTGACGCGTCATATCCGCTGTTATAAAGCGTGTCGGCAAGCTTTGTGTCGCCATTTTCACGCATTTGTCCGTAATAGTTTTGTGCCTCGTTTGCTATTTGTGCCGTTTTCTTTGTATCGCCCTCTGCATTTGCATTAAGCCAATTACCTTTTAGCCGTAATATTGTATTTACGGCGTCTTGCGTATTATATGCCATTCGTTTTACCTCCTTATGCTATTCTTCTTGCACCGACATAGTCGCTACGTCCTGATAAATTGCTGATTTTAACGACATCGCCTGTCTTTGGTGCTTGTATGTACTGTCCGTTACCTACATAAATTCCGACGTGTCCTGGAGCTGACGTACTACCGCCCGAACCTCTGAAAAATACAAGGTCGCCCTCTTGCAAGTTATTCTTGCTTACAGCTTGCCCTACATTTATTTGGTCGTATGTTGTTCGTGGTATATCAATACCGCTTGCTTTCGCCGCGAGTTGTACAAGACCGCTACAATCAACACCGCTTGACGAAGTACCGCCGTATACATACGGTGTTCCCAAATACTGCTTTGCCGCCGCAACAATCTGTCGTCCTTTGGAAGAACCGCCTGACGAAGTGTTTGAATTGTTCGCATAACTCAATCTGTTTAGATAACTTCTTGATGAATTACTTGATGAATTACTTGATGAATTACTTGTATTTGAACCGCTTACACCCTTAGCTGTGTTGTATAGTTTTCCCATAATAGAACTTACCTGTGTCGCCCAACTGCTATCTATTGCTCCGCCGTCTGTGTATGCATACCCCATTCCTTTCGGATTGTTACCTGTACCTGCTGAATTAATTGACTTTGCACCATACCCATTGTAGTATGTTTTCATAAATTCGCTTGCAAATTGAGTAGCACCTTGTGACATTTGACCGTATCTATGAGCATTACCCTCAGGATTAACATTTGTAGCACCGTAACCCCAAATATTATTGGTTTTCTTGGCTATGTTTGAAGTACCCCAACCGCTTTCCAAAGCTCCGATACCGAGTATTGCCAAAGCGCTCATACCTGTTGTTTTTTGAGCATTGTATATACCCTCTGCGTCGTTTTCGGATATAACCGGACTACGGCTAAAGTGCTTTTTGATAATTTGTGCTATCTGTGCCGTCGAAAGTTTAGGAAGTTGCGTTGCTACGTCAAGACTTCCGAGTGACGAGCTGTCAAGATTTCCGTTAAAACCAACATTATCATCACCGTTTGAATTAATAGTACCACTGCTAAGAGCGGTACTATTTTCATTTTGAGTAGAATTTGATGAATTTGACATTTTGTTTGTTGGTTGAATACCTGTTGCTTGTGTTATCCATTCTCTAACCTTATCGCTTGTCGCACTACTGTTTACAATCGGCTTATAATCAGCCATTTTATTTATAACCTGTGCCGTTGTTGTGTTTTGCTTTCCGTACTATGTATCAATTTTGTTTTTTAATTGATTACTCTGTTGTTGTGAATCAAAATTAAAAAGGCTGTTTACCTTATTTCTTATTGTATCTGTCAAACCCATAGTCATTTACTCCTTATCAAATCTTGATTTTTATAAGTCCTGCAACAAATTTAACTGCACGATATACAACAACACATACCCATAATTTTGTATTGTTTAGGTTAAGGTGCGCGTCGTCTGCGCCTGATACAATACCGTTATCCAAACACCACTGAACAGGCTTATGCGCCCATTCAGGCATATTACTGTCAATGCAATCGTAAATCATTTCTGATTTATCTGCCTTTTTCTTATCCAACTCATTAATTTTGCTAAGTAGTTCCTCATATTGCGTCATATTCAATTCCTCCTTGTTTGTTTTATCCTTTGTCGCTTGTCCTGTAATTCCTTTAAAAATCGCCTTTGCAAACTCTGTAGCACCGATTTTCTTGTATTTATTTGCGTCCTCTGTATCTACAAAACACACTTCAACAAGCATAGCTTTCGCGTCACTGTGATGTACCACATACAGCTTAGAGCCGTCTTTAATACCTCTGTTTTTAAAACCTAATTCACCTATCGCCTTGCAAGTATTTGTTGCCTCATCAAACTTTTTGCCACCGTAAGTCCACACCTCTGTACCTTGCCCACCGCCACTGTTAAAGTGAATTGATACAAACAAGTCAAGTGGCTGTGAATTTGCCATATCAACTATTTGTCTTAAATTTGAACTTACCGTCGGTGCATAGTCGTTGGTGCAGTCATACACCGTATGACCTGCATTTTTCAATAACGTTTCAAGTGCATAGCCGACTTTTCGTGCCTCTACGCTTTCGTCTATGTAGCCAACTGCACCGCAACCGACTTCACCGCTTACAGTGTGTCCGCAGTTTATTCCTATTCGCATATTTCCTACACCTCTTTCAATTTAACGCCTTCTATTGCTCCTCTTGCGTACAACATTGCAAGATAAACTTTCATTGCCTCTAATTGCATATCATATATACTCCGTATACTTTCAGGGGAAGTTATCAAGCCTCGCTTATCCCATCTGTCAACCGTTGCTTTTAATCTTTTGTATCGCATTGACAGTTGATAATATTCATCTTGCAAATCTTTTTCGTAATCTTTGCAAGTTTCTATCTGAATAGCCTCTTTCAAATCCATATTTATTCCTCTTTCTTCCCCTCAAGTTCTGATGTCATTGTATCAAGCCACTTTTCGATACCATTTCGCAATTTGCTCGGTATCGGCAGACCACACAAGCACATATTTTTCAGTATCGAAATGCTTTCATACATTATGTACAGCAAGCAGAAAAACTCACATATACCCACTTGCGTAATGCCTATATATTTAAGCACTTCTTCCGGCACAAACGGTAGCATATTAAAGCCTATCAGCTTGTCCAAAATAGCCAAACCCACAACCGATACAATCATCGCAAATTTTCGTATTGCACCGTCAATGCCGAAACAGCTATTAAACTTTTTCTCTTTGATTGCCCTTAGTAACCCCAAAACTGTATCTAACATAACTGCAACAAATACAGTTTTTATGAATAGGTTACACGCCAATGTAACCCAAAATATATTGATTGTTTCCCAAATGTTCATTTATTTATCCTCCTCGCGTATTACTACTCCTTCTCCACCTTGTTTGAATGTGAATAGCAGTTTAACCTCTCCGCTTTCATATTCTCCCACATCTATTATTTTTAAGGCTTTAGTAACTCTACAAACTCCACAATATCCTTTTTGTATACTTCCGTTGAAAACAAAAACAGAACCTAAATCATCATTATAGCGAATTTGTTCTATTGCTTCTGTATCCGGGTCTGCAACCACATTTTTTATGATAAACAAGTCACCTACTTTAGCTACTGTGCTTATCTTCGCCCCTATATTTTCTGCAGGATAACATTCCAAAATCGGTATGTTTATTGCTCCTATTTTTATTAGATTTTTTATGGTTTGGTCAAAATTCCATTCAGATTCGGAATATTCACCGCTATTTATCCAATCATAAACATCTCCTGCAAGTTTGCTTCTTGTAACAGCCTCATCTGCAATATGCACGGTTTTCACTGAATTACTTTCAAGTGTACCTGTATCACCTTTTTCACCCTTATCGCCTTTTTCGCCCTTTGCACCTGTATCACCTTTCAAGCCTTGCGGACCCTGTTCGCCTGTGTCGCCCTTAACACCTTGTATGCCTTGTGGTCCTCTTATCGTACCTTTGTATTGCCACTTTACGTCTTCACCGCTACCTGCTGTAGTAGACTGATAGATATAGCCATAATCAGTATTAAGGTACACATCACCCACTTTAACAAGAGGACAATCTGCATATGTATAGTTGATGTTTTCGGACGTACCGCTTAAAGCTGTGCCTGTATACCACAAGCTACCGTTCATATTTACATTTCCTTTGCCTGTGCCGATAAAAAACTCGTTTGTATCACTTGTGTATGCCGGCTCAGCGAACGACAATGTTGGTAGTAACTTTCTCAGTCCACGTCTAAATTGAATTTTATTAGCCATTTTTTAACCCTCCATAATTTCTTTTTTCTCATTCTCTGTGATAAATCTGGCATTTACAAATGTGTTTAAATCCTTTTCTTTGTAAATGCCCTTTTTGTAATACATTTTAATTAGTCGTTTGTTC